ATAATACCCTCTTGTCATCCAACAGTTACGATTGACGGCAGCGGATAAAACAGATATAGCTGTCCATAGATGAAATCTTTCAGGAGATTCATCATGACGGGTATAGTGCATGTATGCTTCGATCCATGAGTTTAAAGATCGTTTATTTAATTTTGTAGATCTATATATTAATGGTTGATTTGGAGTTGTTAGTATTGGCTCTCGTTGTGTTGGCTCTCGTTGTGTTGGCTCTTGTTGTGTTGGCTCTCGTTGTGTTGGCTCTTGAGTTGTGTCTGAGGCCAGATTATCTTTCTCAGTCTCGTTCTTTTGCATAGATAGTGCTCACATTTATTAGTAGAAGTGTTTATTGGTCTGCCACAATAAGGACACGATGGGATGCCAAGAGAACAGGCCTTACAGGGTATGACATCCCAGTCGAATAAAGCTGCCTGAGTAAGACAGTTATCGTAATCAGGACAGCTTCGATTTTCATCATCACGAGTCATAATCTTTTGATAGTGCTATAGCAATCGCCTCAGGACACGATTTTAAAAACTTTGAATCATTAGGACAACGAATGCCTGATAATTTAGCTGAAAGTTCTTTGGGATTAACACCACGTGTGAGAAGTTCATATAGTAGAATTTCTATAGCCTCTATCAATGCACGGGAGCAGCAACCGCACTTGCCTAAGATTGGTTTGAGATATGGTTGAGAAGGATCAGTGGAGGATATTATATACATATCTCCACATCCGGTTTTTATTCTGATTGTTTCAGTTGGGATAGACATTTTGGTGGTACCTTTTTTGGGCTATACATTTTTATTGTTCATTTTTGAAACAATTTATGGTTGGATTTGATACCCCTTTAATTTGATACTCTTTTAATTCACCCCAATGAGTTCCAATCTTAATCTCACAGGGTATACTTAACCACTCAGCTTTACCATGAAATGGTGTTATAAGAATTGGAAGTTCAAGATTATTCTTAATTATTGTTAATACTTCATCACGGTTTTCAGGATGGTATTCAACCATAATAGAATCGTGAACTTGAAGGATGATATATGCGTCAAGATTTCTTTTCTTAAACTCATCTAAAGATAATCTTATAGCACGATTGACTATATATCCTACAGTATATTGTGGTATTGCTGCGTAGAATCGACGTAATGTATTATCATCCAGTTTAGAAAAGGAATATCTTGTCAATCCAGATGGGAATGTTATTGTTTTATTAGCTTCAAGCTGTTTCCGAACACCATGCATATACATACGCCGGCCTGGAAAGGCCCGATCAATCTTCATTAGAATTAATCTTACTTCTTCTAATGATTTGAATATACCAGCGGCCCTAAGAGTTTTCTGCAATGCTTTTTCTCTTGCGTCGTAGTTAGATGAATGGACTACAATCTTACCTGTCTGACGCATTTCATATAAGGCTTTGTTTGTTTTATAATTCTCAACAAGATTTTTATAGTCCAATCCAAGTATCAATGATGTTCTGTGACAATGGACGTCAAGTCCTTCTTTGAATGGGCGCTTAAGCTCATCGTCACCAGACACCCATGCGTATACTCTGGCCTCAGCTTGAGAGCCATCGAGTTCTGCAATTTCGAATCCAGGCCTGGCACAGATCAGTGGTCTTGCAGCGGCAGTCCAGTTTTGCATGTTTGTTCCGCCACCAAAATGGTCCTTTCGGGAAGCAAGCCTTTCTGTTTCAGTAACAAATGTATATAATGCTGTTCTGATGCAGTTATCTGGGCCTGGCTTTTTACCAATAGCAGATAATAAAGCCATCTGTCCACGAAGGAACAATATAGCTTTAGGAATTAATTCATCACCGAGATTTAGTAATGTCTCCTCTTGAGAATCCTCAACACTGTATCCTAAGTAATTCATTAATTGTATTACCTGAGCTGGAGAATTGGGATTAATACAATTAAATATTGACTTGTCGATGGTAAATTGGAGATCAGATTCAAGGTCTTTTATGGGTTTAGGAACAGAAGGCTTTAATTTTTCTTCATATCCAGATTTTTTTAGAGCGTTATTCAAGGCAGATTGGACAGGATAGATTTCTTTGTGATATACATCCTGTGCTATTGGAACTCTCCTTGATGTATCAAGGTATAATCCTCTCCGGTGCTGTTGAATAACCCACTTAATAATTGGAAGAGATTCTGTTAGGTAGTAATCCCAACAGTGCTTGCTTTGTGCTTCTTGAATTAATTTCGTTGTGATCTCATGGGTTGCATAACAGTCCTGGCAGTTATATGAAAACCAATCATCTAAGGAACGTTGTGATTCAGCACAACGTCCTATGTATTTATAATAGGGCATGTCGGTGTAAAGAGAGGTTAGAAACCCCAAGTCATGTTTAAGTTCAAGATTACAAACTGAGTGGAGTTTTGCTGAGTCAACATATATATTATCATCGAATATGAGGTTAAAGTCTCGATGATACCACGCTGCGTCAAATGGTATGTTTTGATTGCAGACCTTGTTTGATAATAAGGCCTGATGTAATTTCTTTAAGATAGCCATTTCTTGATTGAGAGAATAGTAACTATCTCCTCTGAAATTAGATATTAAAGGTATACACATTGCTGAGGTATGTGTGTGGGTTATACCAATACACCCAACGTATTCTTTTCGTGGCGTTTCAAGATCAGTAACAATAAAATTAAATGGATCGTCTGGATCAGGAAATTCATTAATAAGATAATCTAAGTATGTCATCACCTCTGGATATGTTGGATTGATTATCTCAGTTCTTTTTAAAGGATGCCAGCCGTATGTAGCAATCCGTTTTACTTTTTGGAGATCGTATATTGTTATATCAATCCACGGCTGACGGGTTTCTTTCTGCTTGGATGATGTAGCGTGATAAGCACGTTGTGCAAATGATGGATGGACTATTGGAATTACCCATATAAGTTGATCATTTAATGTATATGGTATTACAGATCCACGCCAGTTTGTCACACCTTCATGTCCTGTGAGAGCGTATAGAGATTCATCGCCAGCAGCTATTATTATTTTAGGATTGTATTGTTTTATGCGGAGTTTTAAGTCCTCATGCCAGGCAAGGAGTTCTGGTTTAGGAATGTGTGTTATCCCACGTTTTATAGACGAAGATTTCCTTTTGTTTTGGTTTTTTGGCGTATAGAACAAATCCTGAAATTTATTATTTGGTGGACGGAATTGAACAACATTGTCTATGAGAAGATTGGACCAGATCAATCCAGCCTGAGCACACATGTTTTGTAAAAGAGTTCCAGTATATCCACAAAAAGGCCGGCCTGTGAGTTCTTCAGATTCTCCAGGTGCTTCTCCAAGGATAAGAATTGGAAAAGATGAAGAAGATGAAGAAGATGAAGAAGATGAAGAAGATTCTGGATACTGAGCCTTTACTGTTCGTTTGAGATCAGTCATCATAAGAGTCTACTCCCCTCTCTGAAATATTCCATTCCTTCCTGTATTGCAACTCTTGATCAGCTGCATAACAGATTCTTTCATCATTAAAATTCTCTGCCACCCAACGAAGATATCCAGTTGGAAGATCACCAATAGCTGTGCCTTTGTGTTTACCATAAGGCATGGTGATTTCGTCGAATGGTGTGGATTGTTCAGTAGTGATTCTATCTGATAAAGATTTTTTAAGGTCTTTTAAATCATTCATTCTCTTGTTCCTCCTTTTCCTTTTCCTTCTTCATTTTATCTTCAAGCTCAATCTCTAATTGTAAAATTCTTGGCTTGGCCAGATCAACCAGCACTTTATTTTGTTCTATAACAACTCCCTTTCTGCCTGTTTCTAAACAGGCGTCAGCAGTTATGCAACTTCCTCCATATGGATCAACAACAACCTCGCCAGGCATAGAAGATAACAAGATCAATTTCATTATCAATTCTTTTGGTTTCTCAGCAGAGTGTATTCTTCCACGCATCGGAGAGTTATATTCGAAGACATTTTTAGAGAGCTCGGATAACACTGGCCTCTCCCCCTTCCATGCGTATAAAATATTCTCTGTATTCAAATGATGTCTCTTATCATCATTTGAGCCTTTGACGTTTGGTTTATACCATATAAGAGGGATTTTTTCTACATTAAACCCTGCGGCTATGAGCAAATCCATCGCTTCATATGCCTTATCCATTTGAGCTGACCAGAACATGTATATTGCTGAGTCTGGTTTCATACACCTGTATAGTAACTTTAAGATTCTTAACATCTCTTGAGGGTCATATTTGTTGTCGTATTTTTCATACGCCTCACCTCGTTCTCTGTCCATGTTTTCTTCTACAGCCACGCCCCATGGTGGGTCTGTTATAATTAAGTCAATAAATTCTCCACGTTTTAATCCGATGTGTTTAAGCCAGTTCTCAGAGTTGTCATTGATTAACTCAACATCTTTTGAGGTGATATCACCTTTTGTGATACCTAATCGTTCAGCACGACCTAATCTTTGGATACGTTTAATTCGAGATAATGCTGTAGATCGGCGTTTTATGTTCGTCACCTCGGCATCTAAGGCTTTGCCGTCTTCCAGTTGCAGATATCGTGTCACATCTGCCGGCGTAATACCGATCATTCTGGCTGTGTCACGAACACCCCAACCAACTTTAGTCCGACCAGCACGAGCTTTACCGTGTTCAGATTGCAATAGCTCGTGTAAGTTTTTTACCATTGCAGACTTCTCAGGCCATTCGAAATCTTTACGGCTTAAATTTTCAAGAAGCTCAAATAGCTTTCTTTCATATTCTGTTATAGAGTTCTTAATTATACACGGGACCAGACTCCATTTTTCTTTATCATCTTGTGTTGGTTTGTATACTTTTCCGTCATTTGTTTCTTTTACAGACCACACCTTTGGATGGCCGTCAATGATTAATCGTAATGATCTTAATCGCCTTTCTCCTGCTATGAGGTTGTAGTTCCCATCCAATACAATAGGCTCAATCAGTCCTCCAGGAACAAGAATTTGTCTTGCTTGTTCTTCAAGATCACCAAAGTTTTTTCTGGCCCTGTCTGGAGGAACAATAATCTTGTTAATGTGGATATATTCGAATCTATCATTTGGCCTGTTCGGGACTTTGAAGATTTTTTTACTTTCCATCTGTTATGCTCCTTTCATATTCAAGTTGAATGTTTTGGATATTAATAATAATATGGCGCATTAATTGTAGTGTAGTCGATACAATTTGTATGAGATTGAAGATATTTCTATCTGCACCAAATCGCATATTTAAGTCTGAGATCTTATTATCAAGCATTATTTCCAAGTCATCTATTCTTGTCTGAATGTATTCGAGTGGCATTGTCACCGAGTTCTCTGAGTTCTTTGAGTTCTTTGAGTTCTCTGAGTTCTCTGAGTTCTCTGAGTTCTTTGAGTTCTTCAAATTCTTCAAATTCTTCAAGTTCTTCAAGTTCTTCAAGTTCCTTATTTCTGTCATTGTTATTCTCCTTTTCTTTTTCTTTTTCTTTTTCTTTTTCTTTTTCTTCTTCCTGTTTTAATATAGTAATAGCAATAACAATTAGAGCTTCCTCAAGACCTTTAAGGATAAACTCTAACTCCTTAACTTCCGTCAACTCAGCAGATGTATTTATGGTGTAGCAGTATGTTATATTTGGACCTGAGAGAGATACTATAGGTAGACAGAATTGTGGTATCTCTTTGTTACTTGGGATTGCAACAATACGTCCGTATGTATCTTGAGTCATTTTGTTTCTCAATTAAAACTTTAGTATCTCCGTCTTTGCCCCAAGTTTACTGACCCCCGTCGGGAGAATCAAACTCCTTAACTGGCTCAAAGGCTGTGCAGATGCCCCTTGGGATATTATGCCATCCGTTTTTGGGACCGCCGCCAACTCATCGATTTTTATCCTATTTAGACCATTCACGAACGGCCTTTTCAGTCCAGCCCTTTCCATCCACCCAATACCCCTCGGCTCTCATGCGATCCCAGTAATCGGCACACTCGCAACATGCATTTTCAGGACAGCATGGTCTTCCGCATTGCTCTTCATTTCTTTCGTTCAATTTCTTCTCCTTACATCCCTGGTGGTCGGGTTCGATAAGTTGAAATTCTTCTAATAGCCTTTGGGCGATCTGGACATATGTTTAATCATGCTGATGATCGAAAGCATATTCTATCAGATATTCATCCTTCGCTTTTGACAAGAGGGCCAGATGCTCCCGTCGGTTCATGCCTGCTTGATGCCATTTTATTTGTTCAAACATGGTTTCTTTTTCATCCCATAGCAAGACTAAAGCCTTCTTGATATGAGGTAAATCCCCTTCAATTCTTTCAATCGCCTCTTTTAGCATATCCACGACAGAGAGTTTAGCTCCGTCATTCAAAACATCGGATAATTTAATGATGTTCATGGTTCCCTCATTATTGGTATATTATTTTATAGTAATAGCTACAAGACTATAACTACTTCCTATCGTCAAACGTTGGACGAGTATATGATAGGTGTATAATAGCAAAACACCAAAACGCCACATGGGCCAGTGGATGAAGTCCAGATTCTGGGTCTTGATCTGATCTTTTTATCCAGGCCCATGCGTGACGCATAAGAGCTGCGAACATTTCTGAGAAAGGGATTCCCTTTTCCCAGTTTCTTGGTGAGTATTTCTTACTACCAAACGTGTAAACCTTGACAAGTTCCTCCAAGGCTATTGGAGATATAAGATCATAGCGGAGTTTATCTATGAGTTCTTTATTCATGGTTTCTTTATCTCCACGGTCCTGATGAGTTTGATAAGTCATTGAATCTTTTTGGTATCCATTCATGTTACAGTAATTCTCCTTTTCTTTAAATTGTTTCAAAATTAAACAGTATTATCGCTATCATCCTTGAAACACTTCCAAGGTTCAAACGGATCGATATAATAATACGGCTCAATCATACCGTCTGGAAGATTTCTTAAACATAAATCCCGATACTGACAGACTGAGTGATAGTCATTACACCTGTTGGTGTTTCTTGGAAAGTGTATATGCAAACGGTCTTTAAGAACTTTATCTAAGTTGTTATGATAATCCTGTGGATGCAATCCATACTTATCATACCACTCTAAGATCTCAGTCCCTACTGACACGATCTCAGTCTGCCATACTTCCAGTTCATCCTCTTCCAAAGCCCAGATGAGATAATCTACAGCTGGAAGATAGATCTTAGCCTCTTTTTTACCAGCTGATTTATTGGCTATTTGGGGATATACTCCTAAGCCAATCACCCCGGCCTGGGTAGCTTTAGTAATCCACGCATAACCTTGAATAGAAGCGTGGCCCTGCCAGGAGGTAAGATAATCCAAAGATGACCCAAATTTATCATAGAGATAATATGTTGTCTTTATCTCTATTGGTGTGCCGTCATGAAGAAACCTATCACATCTACCAACATGGTAGATCTCTGACGTTACTGGAATCTGGAATGATAACTCAGCGCCTTCACCCTCTGGTAGAATAAAGTCAAAGTTTCTTTCTGACACAAACTCATAATAAGCTTCTAAGAGTTCATGTCCACGGGCAATCGATCTGACTTTGTGAGATGAGTAACAATCAGGATAAACATTGGAGAATGTTTCTTTTGCAAGATTAACATCTCCTGTTTTGTCAATAACCTCTGTGCCTATATGGATTGCTTTACCAAATTCCAATCCAGAGGAGTCTGAGTGAATTGGTTTAAGACCACAGAAGTCACGGTATAGAGACTTTCGTTTACACTCCTGCCACAAAGATTTACGTGTGTTGTCAAGCATAAGGCGAAGTGGTTCACTCATGGTTTAATACCTCTTTCTTAAATTGTTCGATGTAAGGTTTAGGGCTTGTGTTTCTTACGATTTTTTCAACGATGCTGAAGTCTCCAATGGTAACACAGAGAATCTGAGCTCGTGATATAGCAGTATAGAATAGCTCTCGTGTCATGAACGTTCCAAAGGATTTATCCAATGGAAGAATTACCACAGGAATTTCAGACCCCTGCATTTTATGGGCAGTGAGACAATAGGCCTGTGCTAAGTTATGCTTTTTAGCATCTATTTTAACAGTCCTTGTTGGATTGAAGAATTCAACTATAACATCTTCAGATGTTGTTGATACAACACGTCCGATGTCTCCATTGACGCAAAAGGCTTTTGAGCTTTTGTTATAATCACCTCCATTCTCTCCATTCTCTCCATTCTCTCCATTCTCTCCATTCTCTCCAATTACTGGTATGTGCTCATTCTTTAATTGTATTACCTTGTCATCCGTCCTGAAGTGGAAGTTAAATTCCATATTCCCAGGGTTGAGCCATCCAGCAAGGATTTCATTTAATGCTCTACAAGATAGATCAGTTTTTGAATTAAAGGGTGATATTACCTGAAAGTCCCAAATAGGATTAAGATTTAATCTTTCTGCTATAGATCTTATAGCAGAAACTATTGTTGATTGTGTCTGTTCTGGTGTGCCAGTTGAAATATGAATTAGATTTCTGCCATTGTCAAGATCAAAATCACCTTCATTAGGCATATAAGATTTTTCGTCTTTGATTAGATGACAGGCCTTTACAATGTCACCAGTGTTTCGTTTTATCTCTGTCAGTTCAGTTACTGGAACGGTGTTTAATAAACTATAAAGCATCGCTCCAGGCCCGATTGGAGGAAGTTGATAGTGGTCTCCTACGATGATAACCTTAGTTCTTTCTACATCAATCGCACGGAATAGATAATAACACAGGTTAACATCAACCATAGAGAACTCATCCAGGATTAATACATCGGTGGAGATTGGATTGTTATGGTCAACTGAGAATCGAAAAGATATCTTTTTTGTTATTTTATCTTCCACAGGCCTGGGCATAAGAAGTCTGTGAATTGTGCTGGCTTCCATTTTTGTTAATTCACTCATACGCTTGGCCGCCTTTCCGGTTGGAGCGGCTAAGGTTATAATTGTATCATTTTGAAACGATTTGATGATTTGATTGATCAAGTATGTCTTTCCTGTTCCTGGAGCGCCTGTGATACAACTTATGGTATTGGTTCTTACTGTTGTAAAAGCATTGAATTGATCAGGTGCGAGAGAAGATAGTGAGTCAGAAGAGTCAGAAGAGTCAGAAGAGTCAGAAGAGTTAGAAGAGTTAGAAGAGTTAGAAGAGTTAGAATCCCGCTCAATGGGATTTGAAAGCTCTGATCCAGGCCTTGCAAGCAAAGCCTTTACTTGATCAGTTATTAACCTCTCCCGATCTGCTAAAACTCTAAGGGTTATAAATCTCCCTTCAGGATATACGGTGTTATGCACTTCATCAACAGCAGTAATTTTCTCCTGAGAGATTAACTCATCAAGGATCTGCTTTGTTTGATTATAATTTATTCCAACCCTACGAGTGAATGATTGTAAAAACCCTTTTTCATATATCCATAATCTCCCACCAGAACATATACGTTCTAACTCGTGCAACAAATACGCCTCAATCCGGGCCGGATGGGATTTAGTGAAACCATATTCCTGGCCGATTTTATCTGCTGTAAGGAACCCAATCCCATCACAGTTTATAACAACATATGGATTGGATTCTATATTCTCAAGAGAGTATTGCCCGTTAGTAGCAATTCGCTTAGAGTATCCTAATCCAACAATAGGACTGAGAGCTTCTATTATTTCTTGCTCCCGTCCTATTTCATCCAGTTCAAGTGGAGGGTCAATTTGGGTAATTCGACCGAATTGTAGTTGGATACCATATTTTTTGTGTTCTGTCTGTTTTACATCGTCAAATTGGTATGTATAGTCTTTATTTATTGATTCGTAATAGCACGGGCCTGATAGAGTTAACCTCTGTCCTGTGACTCTACAAATCAAAAAGTCATTACTATGGAAGAATACCTTTGTTACTTTTCCTGTGATTATGCTCTTGTCCATATCAAAACTCCTGATTCTTTTATTTCTTTTACTACATAAGATTCAAAGGGCCAGCATACGACATATCTAAATTCTGCCCATTGAGAAGATATTACTTCAACCCAAACACATCCGTGTCTAATACGCTCTGCAAACTTCATAGGACTGTATGCAAAGATAGACTTTATCCTTGGTCCTTCAGGGCCGGTTTCAATAGATATTCGCTGTTTATACTTGGCAGATTTTAATTCTAATTCTATATCTTTCATTGGATTAGCTCCTTAGAATACCTGGGAGAGTTTGTATTGTTGTATTATTGTCTCTCCCAGGTTTTGTAGATAGATTTAATTAGACATTAGACTTAATTAAACTTAATCAGACATTAGACTTAATTAAACTTAATCAGACATTAAAACACAGGAACTGGAGGTTGGTGTTCCTCTTTCACCTGTTCAATCCTTTGCACCCCAATTCGATATTCACCGGTTTTCTTATCCGGTTTTTTCGATTGATTATAGTCGACCTTAATTAATCTCCCGATTGTTTTATACAAATCAATCGAACCATTCCCGTCTTGGAATTCTTCTTTAATGTGAAATGCTGGTTGGCCACGTCCAGCCTCACGACGGTTCTCAGCAACACCTAAACCGATTAGGAATTGCTGAATCATACCGGAAGGGTCCCAGGTTAGTTCACCGGCTGCTGGCCCGGCTCCGTAAATAACGCTGTGGAATATTAGCCTACCTTCAAATTCCTCAGGCTCTACAACTGCAAGCCTGAAGTTACAGAACTTATACATTGTGTTTTCTTCATCCCGCTCAGGGTCGGGAGAGTATTCATCTGGTTTGTAGCCTTCTGCAAACGTTCTTGAAGTCCAACCCTTTTCGCCCGGATCCAGGACTTGACAAATGTATTTCCCAAATGGAAGTTCTGTAGACTTCATTCCTGATTTGATGCCTTCTAACATGGACTTACTCCTTTTTTGAATTGGTTGTGGTTTTACTTCTTCTTTCACTTTTTTCATTTCTTTCACTTCTTTTACTTCTTTCACTTCTTTCACTTCATCCTTAATTTTCTTTTGTTTCATTTAACTTCTCCTTATTGGCAAGCCACAGTTCCAGTCTGCTTGGGCCTGGAGATTTACCTACCATCACCGATTTTGCTCTCACCTCCTTCTTTTTGGGTTGGGATACAGTTCTACGATGCAATCGTAGAGATTGTATCTCTTTGTAGAAATTATCTTCTGTGAATATTTCTTCATATCCCATTTATTTATTACCTCCCTCGTTTAAAGTATATGTATACATATCCAATTATTATAATACCGAACCATACCATTGCCACTCCTATATCTAAACCATCATTCATTTTTTAACCTCCTTGACACCACCTCCTTGTTCCAGTATTTTGTTAAAATTTCCCAATCTTCTTGCCAGTTTTCAGACAAGACAATTGGCTCACGGCCAAGTTTAGGACTACGACTTTTGGCTGACCAATATTGAGAAGGGTTGAACAGTATAACCCTTTTTTCACTCTCCATAAGGTCAGTCACCTTTTCACTTGATTTTCCTGGGGCGGCTTTGTATGTTGTTTGAAAAGACATGAATCCGATAAGAGGAAATGCGGAGTCAATAATACTGTATGCTCTGCCACCAAAGTCTGGTATCCAACGAGTGATTTGTTTACCAGATATGGATTGTTCGGAGGTTATAGACTTACACGTAGCAACAAATCCTTTACCGGACTTCATAATGTCTTTAATGTGAGAAGTTAATTGTGTTGATATCTTGTGCCAGATCATGCGACTAAAGTCACCCTTTTCAACAGGATGGGTAACTCCGGCCTTATGGCACTCGTTTTCAAAAATAAAATTGTATAATTCATTAATTGGGTCGACTACGACATATGAGAAGTCTTTGGATTTAACGAGTTGAGATATCAAACTCTCATACTCATCCAGACCAGTGGGCCTGGATTTATACAACTCATGAGCTATAAGTCCTTCTTGAACATCCATGTCCAGATAATATGCTGGTGGAAGGTTGTTATTCTCCAGCCAGATATTCAGACTCACTGCAAACGAACTCTTTCCTACACCTCCTGGCCCATGGATTAGTAACCCGTATTTTGATAGTGAATCTGTAGAAGGTGTTTTTGAAGTAGAGATTTTTATAATTGACATGTTATGTTTTTTCTCCCTTTTATTTTTTCTTTTTTATATTTTTCCTTTTTTATTTTTTCATTTTTTCATTTTTTCATTTTTTCATTTTTCGTTTTTCTTTTGTTTCATGACAAAAACCAGGCCTGACACATGGTCAGGCCTGTATCTGGATCTGGATCTAAATTATTTCATTTTTTTTTATCTTCTCTCCTTTCTTCTCTATTTTCTTACACCAGTCAAATGCTGGACACAACAGACATATATCAGCTGTTACTTGACTACAATCCGCTGGCACAGCTCGATCAGAGTTGCAATATCTTTCATGAGTGTCTTTATGCATCCACCCACGATTCGTATAGTATATTTCTTTACCACAGTTGTCACAGATATCCATATTGTTGTTTCTCATTTTAAATATCCTCCTTGGGGCCTGACACATAGTTAGGCCTGGGTCTAAATTGTTTCATAATTAAACAGTTAAATGCTTTAGAATTAACTCAACTCTTTGGCTTACCGGACACATCCAGTAAAGCGGAGAAAGCATCAAAGTCTGGATTATTTCCTTGACAGCCTCGCGCCGTGCTTTGATACGGTTTTGAGTTACCATCTTGCTGGATGGGCCAGTTGAGACTAAAAATCTCTGGCCCTTTACGAATATTTCTTTCATATCTCACCCTCCTTTTTATTTATTTCTTCTTCTTTTTTCATTTCCCAAATTTCCATTTTTCTTTTGATTATACTCGCAACATCAACACTCGTGGTGTGATTCTTTCCGCATCTTACTGCTCCGTTTTTGCCGACGTAGTATTTGTTAATACTCTGGCCTTTTTTACAAAAAGCCCTGCGTTTGGTTTTTGATTCAATCTCGATACAATCCAATCCATTGACGAGGTATCTTATAATCCGGTCTTGGATTGTTTTACACTGGCCCTTTCTGGGGCCGGATAAGAAAACATTATATGGCAGTCTTTTTTCGATTTTTTCAGTCATTGGTTTTCCTTTATATTTTATTTTTTCCTCTTATTTCTCTTTTTCCTTTATATTTCTCCTTTTCCTTTATATTTCTCTTTCTCCCTGGCCTGCCTATTGGTAAGCCATTTTTCCAAACCAAATTTTTTTCCCGAATTTCTTGGTTTCTTTTTGTCCCCCTTAAATCTTTTAGGGACGTTTTTACACTTCGACCAATTTTCTCTTTCTCTTTTTTCTACCTCTTCCTTTCTCACCCTCCTTTCCTTTCTATACTGTTCACTGGCCTCTATCCCACTTCTGCATGGTATCCGGCCAGCTTTTACCAATACATGCCAGGCATGTTCTTCTTGGAGCATACACAACTCTTGCTCCAAGACATGAATAGAACTTTTAACAGATTTTATTTTCTCTGTCAGAAGTTCTATTTGTAAATCATGAAAATTCTTTTCATCTTCTTGCATTATTTTCTCTTTTCATCCAGTCCTTTCATTCATGTTTTAACTCCTTCCAACCTTCAGGCAATCTCCCTCTAAAAGCTTCAGAAAGTTGGTCGGGATCAAGTGAAAACTGCCTTGAATCCCAACTTGTATTTCTCAGTTTGATTTTTTTTTCATTTTTTTTTCTCCTTCATGGTGGAATATGTAAATCATAGAAATTTTAAAATCCATGATAATAATGAATGCAAGTTTCATGCCATATTATGCCGGGCGGATCAGATTTCTGCGCCAGATGCCAGGCCTGCTGCGCCAGATGCCAGGCTGCACTAAATGCCAGGCAGCCCAGATGCCATATCATGCTGCAGCCCATATGCCATTCTGCTGCAGCCCAGATGCCATATCATGCTGCAGCCCATATGCCATTCTGCTGCAGCCCAGATTGCCCTTCCTGCTGCGCCAGATACCGAGCTGATGTCATATGCCAGGCGGATGCCAAATTGATGCCATAGAGGAAATATTGTTTCATATCGAATTGTTTCATGATTTCTTCATGATTTTACGTCTTAAATTGTTTCACATAAAAAATATCGCCTGAAACAATTAAAATTTTTATTGAAAACAATTTTTTAAATTTTCCAACAATATCAACAACATATCAATAACGCATTTAGAAAACGTAACCTATAGAATATATTAAAAAATTCGGCCAAAAAAACCCAGCAATATCAACAACTTATACACCCTTCAAAAAAATATTCTCGGAAATATTCTGCAAATACCGAGCATCATTACGGATATTCTGATATTCCGTATTCTCAGAGTATTCATATTTTATTCCTTTTTCTTCTTTCGAATCAATTATTTATTGAAAAATTAAAAAAAAAAAAAGAATATATTGTTCCATATATAGAGATTCTCAAAATGAGAAAAGCGAAGAGAATTCTCTATCCCCGGAGAATACGGAATATTGGAATATCCGTAATGATATGAGATAGTTCCAGAATATTTTCAAGAATATTTTTTGGACTGGTGCATAAGTTACTGATATTATTGTGTTTTTTTGGTCGAATTTTCTAATATATTCTATGGGTTAGGTATTACTGATTGTGGTAACGAGATATTGTAGTAATATTCAATACTTAGTATTTTTATTATTTTGAGAATTTTTTAGCTGCAACAGGACTGAGCAGCAGAGCAGCAGCAGGACTGAGCAGCAGCAGGACTGAGCAGCAAGCAGCAGAGCATCAACCTTTTAGTGATACATCTACTAAGGCAAGGATTGAAACAGAGCAGCAGTAGGACAGCAGCACCTTCAGTAGCAGAACCATGCAGCAGAGCAGCAGACGGCTTGACAGCAGGACAGGCTTGACAGCAGGACAGGCTTGACAGCAGGCGCATCTAAATGTAGCAACAGAGCAGCAGCAGGCGCAGCAGAGCAGCAGAGCAGAACAGCAGAGCAGCTAAAAAAGTGCAGCTAAAAAAGTGCAGCTAAAAAAGCACTCATACAACCCCTGCCCCACAGCGTCAAAATTTTGACGGTCTATAAATATCAATAATATCACCACCATATAAAATCTTACGAAAATCCCACAAACTGTCCAAAATCTGGACTCGGGGTTGTATTCTATACTCCCCCCTCAACTATATAATATCACTACAAAAGAAGGGATATTTAACCCCAGAGGAGCCGAATATCATACACTACATATATCTTGAAAATTTAAAAAAAAAAAAAAAAAAAAAACAAAAAAAAAAAAAACCCAATTTTAAATTTCTTAACACTTTAAAAAATTTTTCCTTTGAAAAATATTTTTTTTTTTTTTGGATTTTTTTAAAAAG